AAACAATTAAACAAAAACAAATATGCAAAAATTAAAACCACTAAATGGGATAGCCGTACTGAAGGTCGTCGAAGAAGAAGAGATGACTTACGGAAACATAGTTTTACCAGATATGGGTAAAGAACGTCCAGACATGGGAGAAGTTGTAGAGTGCAGTGACACCTATAATTGGCACAAAGGATCTTATTACGAAACCAAACTCAAACCAGGCCAAAGAGTGCTAATTCCAAAAATGGGTTCTATGAAAGTTAACGTAGACGGAGAAGATTACATATTAATCAAAGAAACAGAAATTTTAGCAATTTTAGAAAAATAAAAATATGAGTACAACAAAATTTGTAAAAGGACAAGAACTTAAAGAGAAGTTACTTGCAGGTATAGAAAAACTAAACGACGCAGTTGGTTCTACGCTTGGTCCAGGAGGAAGAACCGTTTTGATAAAAGAACTAAACGGAGAAACCAAAATTTCAAAAGATGGCGTATCTGTAGCTAAAAGCTTTGGCGAATTAGAGGATCCTATAGAAACGATTGGAGCAAACTTAGTAAAACAAGTGAGTATCAAATCTGCTAACGAGGCCGGCGATGGAACAACAACCTCTACTATCATTGCAACTGAAATGATTAAGGAAGGTCTAAAAGAAATAAGACAGGGAACAAATGCTGTTGAAATTAAGAATCAGATAGATAGCATAGTTAGCGAAATCATAGATCAAATAAAAAATAAGTCTGTTGATATAGAATCAGAAGAGCAGATCAAACAAGTAGCTACTATCTCTGGTAACAACGACACAGAAATTGGAAGTCTTATCGCTACCGCTATTGACAAAGTTGGAAGAGAGGGCGTAATCACTTTAGAAGAGTCTAAAACTGGAGACACTCAATTGGAAGTTGTTGAGGGCATGCAGTTTGAAAGGGGTTACAAGAGTCCGTACTTTGTAACAAACAACAACACAATGCAGTCTATTTTAGAAAATCCTTATATTTTACTATACGACGGTAAAATATCTACCGCTCAAGAGCTATTGCAGGTGATGACAAAGGTTAACTCTGAAAATAAACCGTTGCTTGTGATAGCTGAAGACTTTGGAGACGAAGCTTTAGCGACAATGATTGTTAACAAGATGCGTGGCATAGTTCAAGCGTGCGCTGTTAAAGCTCCTGACTTCGGAGAGCGAAAGACACTGATTTTAGAAGACATAGCTATCTTAACAGGCGGACAAGTACTTTCTAAAGACAAAGGACACAAGCTAGATAAACTTCCAGCCGGCCAGTTGAGTCAGTATTTGGGAACGTGTAGATTAGTAACAGTGTCAAAGGACGAAACAACCATCGTAGACGGAAAAGGGGATTTAGAAAAGATAGAAACTAGAGCAAAAGAAATAAAAGAGCAGATAGACAAAGCAACATCGTTCTTTGAAAAAGAGAAGCTACAAGAGAGACTTGGTAAAATGATCGGCGGAGTTGCAATCATCAGCGTAGGCGGCAATTCAGAAGTAGAGATAAAAGAGAAGAAGGATAGATTAGAAGATTCGCTATACGCGACAAAAGCTGCATTAGCTGAAGGTATCGTACCAGGAGGAGGAAGCATATTATACCAACTTTCTTTAAAATTAAAATCCGAAGACACAACAAGCGCTAGTGTGGCCAAAGAGATCGTTAGGAAAGCGATTCAAGCTCCATTTAAAAAGATACTATCAAACGCAGGAGTCGAGGATTGGTGGAATAAAGTGCCTAACGAAGGAGAAGTTTACGACGCTAAGAGCCACAGAATAGTAAATGGACTCGAAGCAGGCATCATAGATCCAGCTAAGGTTGTGATCACAGCTCTACGAAACGCATCATCTGTAGCAGGCACAGTACTCACAACAGAAAGCGTAGTGTTTGAGAAGAAAGATAAAGATGAGAAAGCTGATCCGATGGCAGGAATGATGGGAGGAATGTAATAACAAGGAGCGCCCTAACAAGGCGCTCTTTTCACATAATAAATAAAGTATATGTTCGAAAACAAGTGCACAACAAAAGAAAGCCTAGACGAAACCAACGGTAGGAATCTAGAGTACTACCTAAACATAACCAAAGACTATAAACATAATTTTACATTCGTAACAAAAGACATAGATGGCTTTAAAGTCATAGATGATGGAGAGTTTCAGTATGGGACTAAAGCTAAGATGGCAGATTTTTTTATATCCCAAATTAAGGAAGATTCAATGGTGTATTGCTGTCCGAGAACGGGATATGCTCCTTACTCTTTGTGTTACCTAGCCAAGAAGTACAACAAGAAACTGTACCTTGTAATGCCAGCCTCAGAGAAAGCGTCGGAACACCAACTCACAGCCATAGAAGAAGGCGGCATACCTTTGTTCGTAAGGATACCAGCGATGCCAACAGCAAACATATGGGCAAAGAAGTTCGCAGAAAAGATTGGAGCTAGGTTCCTTCCATTTGGTCTTAAGCACGAGATGGTTGTGGCAGGCGGTGTTAGAGTGTTCTACGATAACTTCAAAGACTCAAACATAGAAACGATGTGGTCTGTATTCTCTACCGGGGTACTATCAAGAACTCTTCAGATAGCAATACCTAAAGCTGAATTCAACGCGGTAGCAGTAGCAAGAAACATTCAAGAGGGAGAATTAGGCAGAGCAAACTTCTACAGTTATGATAAGGCGTTCACCAAAAACTCAAGGATCACACCGCCTTTCGACTGCGTTCTCACCTACGACGCTAAAGGCTGGGAAATGATCAAACAACACGGGAAACAAGGAGACTACTTTTGGAACGTGGCGCCGGCTATGAGAAAACCGAATCTAAAACCAAGCGACATAGACTCGAATAGGGCGTGGGGAGATTTCACAGATTTAGAGCGTGGTATTTAAAACATCTATTTAATTTATTTAATTTTTTATATATTTATATTAAATATAATACAATGAGTCAAAGAGTACAAGAATCTAAATCTCCAAAAAGTAAAGGTTTTAAAGAAGTGTATACTGGAGAGTATAATCTTTTTTTAAAGAAACATAGCGGATACGATGATGAATATTTAATAATTATTATGATTGGAGATAATGAAGTAGATACACAAATGATAGTGCGTGGAGACGGAAGAGTTGTTGGGTCTACTGGGTGTGATTGTACAATGTTTTTTCAAGCAATATCTAAAGATATGGTTAAAAATCTAAAAAAATATGACTTGAAAAAAATGTCAAAAAACTTAAAACAGACTTAATAAGTCTATAAGCTAAAATCACTTAATTGTTTTAAAGCATCTTTATGGTGCTTTTTTTATGACTTTAAAAAGTACTGCGATTTTTGATTTTACCAGTTCACTACTATTTAGTAAATTGCTGTTATGGTGTTAGCTATAATAGGAAGTCGGTCATTTAACGATATGGAACTTTTAGAGGAAAAGCTTTCTGAGTACGTAGGAAAAGCCACTAGAGTAGTTAGCGGTGGAGCTAAAGGAGCAGATTCTTTGGCAGAAAGATGGGCATTCAGACACGGATGCGATCTTTCAATTCACTTACCGGACTGGAAAAAACACGGTAAAAAGGCCGGATTCATTAGGAATATTGAGATAATAAACGAGTGCGATGAGTGCGTAGCTTTTTGGGACGGTAAGAGTAGAGGCACACACCACTCAATATTTATGTGTAACAAGCTTAACAAAAAAGTAACAATAGTAGAGTATGAAAAAATTGATAGAGGGAATAAGATACAATAAAGAGAGCGATAAGTTCGAATTCGTGTGGAATGATGATGCTCCTGGTGATCTTGTCAATCTAAAATTACAGAGGTACAACAAGCTGTTATCCACAAAGGATGGCAACAAAGTGTATTACGCGTATAAGATAGATAGCGCTCAAAAGGATCAAAGTGCTCTTTTAAGAAAAAGCATAAAGTACATGGACACGAAAGTAAACCGTGAAGATGTGGAATTGATGATCTCTAAAGCTGTTGTTAACTTTAATGCCCTATCTCCGCTTTCTAACTACGATCTTATCATAACCCCTAAGAGTACTTCAAACGTATTGGATCTATTAAAGAACTTCATACACGCTAAGGCAGGAAGTAATACGCTGCTATATTCTGACGTATTTGTAAAGAACACAGTAGACAACATTCAATTTGACGAAGAGAAGCTAAACAAATTGCCACAAGACAAGCGTGATAAAATAGTTTTGATACTAAATAAAGTCTTCAGTAAACAGGACTATAAGATTAAATCTTTGCCTCCCAGATTCAGAAAGTATGTAATGAATTTTTTAAAGTTTAATACAGAAGTAGAGAAGAGGCTAATGAACAAGATAATCGGAGGTAAAATACTGTTGGTAGACGATATATTGACCGAGGGTACAACTATAAAAAGTATGTCAAATCTTCTAAAAAGCGTTAATGCACTCGACGTAACCTCTTTTGTACTATTAACCAATAAATAATTACTAAAAACTATTAGTACGAATTCAAAAAAATATTTAGTAAATTACAGTTATGAAACAGAATAGCATACTACAACAAGCACACGAGATTGTATTCGAACGCGGTGAAGAGAAGGAACGCCAATATGGACCTTTTGAAGAAGGCATGGAACAAACAGCTAGAATAGCTTCCGAAATGTCAAGAAAAGAACTAACAGCTTTCGACGTATACAATGTTCTTATAGCTCTTAAACTATCTAGAGCTTCTTGGAATTACAAAGAAGACAACTATCTAGACGCAGTTGCATACATGGCATCGTTAGACAAGTATCTATCAAACAAAAAATAAACAGTTATGACTTACACACTTACATTTCTTGGGGTTGCAATTACCCTGTTCTTGGCCGATGTATTTTGGGCCCTATATTTCATTAAGATCGAAGAGAGAAACAGCCTGATGTCAGGAGTATACGGATCACTAATCTATTTATTTGGTGCATTCGCAGTTACCCAATACACAGAAGACAAAAGCTTCATCATTGCTGCAGTTCTTGGAGCTTTCTTAGGAACATATGTAACAGTTGAATGGAAAAGAAGAAAAGACAAAAAAGAAAAAACAACAAACGTATAACATGAAAATTAAAAAAATCAGAGACGTAAAGACGCCTTCCAGAGGCACACCAGACAGCGCAGGCATAGACTTCTATATTCCTGATGATTATATTACGCAAGCTAAAACGCTGCACCCAGGTGAATCGGTGCTGATCCCAAGCGGTATTAAAGCGAATGTACCTGATGGATACGGACTTGTAGCTATGAATAAGAGCGGTGTAGCCACAAAGCAAGGCTTGACCTACGGCGCCCAGTTGGTGGACCCAGATTATACAGGAGAGATACATATACATGTCTTCAACGTATCTGATAAACCGCAGACCATTCAACCTGGTCAGAAGATCATGCAGTTTGTCCTCATTCCAATCAACTTCGAAAACGTAGAACTAGTAGATGAGTTACCAGAAAAACAAACAACAAGAGGCGATAAAGGGTTTGGAAGTACGGGAGTCTTCTAAGCAACAAAGATTGGACAGCGTTTACATGGCCATGGCTTTGGCCGTGTCTACGCTTTCTCACTGCAAACGAAGCCAAGTGGGTGCCATACTCGAAAAGGGGCAAAACATAATAAGTATGGGGTATAACGGCACCCCAAGCGGAATGGATAATTGTTGCGAAGATGAAGACAACAATACGAAACCCATTACACTACACGCCGAAATGAATGCAGTTATTAAGGCAGCAAAGACTGGAAACTCGGTACAAGACTCAACTCTTTACATCACACTCGCGCCCTGTATAGAGTGTGCCAAATACCTATTGCAATCCGGAATCCAGAGAGTTGTATATTTACAGGACTACAGGAATATGTCGGGAGTAGAACTATTAAAACAATTCATAAAAGTAGAAAAGCATGATAAATAATAACATATACAAGAATCCAACAGAAGCGTTTGAGCAAGCTTACCACTACATAAATTCGTACGGTAAGTTCTTTGCAGGAACCAAAGCCATGTTCAATGCATCTTTCAGCGTATTGAATCCATTGGATAACGTAATCAAAACAGAAGTTAGAAAGTTCAATCAAGGGTACGCAGACTACGAATGGGATTGGTATCTCAAAGGCGATAGAGACGCATCAGAAATATCAGAAAGAGCAAAGATATGGAAGAACATGATGATACCAGGTACTACAAACGTCATTAGTAACTATGGATCTTTTTGGAATAAAAATGGCCAGTTAGACAGAATGGTTAACGAGCTTAAGAATAATCCAAGCACAAGAAGAGCTGTGTTGGTTCACTACGACCCCAACGAATTGGATCTATACCAATACGATACGCCGTGCAACCTGGTTCTTAACTTCTATCTCGAGGATGATAGGTTAGAATTGACAGTGTTTGCAAGATCTATAGACTTGTGGTTCGGGTATTGTAACGATCAGTATTGCTTCTCAAAGTTAATGCAGTTGGTATCAGAAAGAACTGGTTACCAAGTTGGCAAAATGCATTGGGCAATCACTAATCTCCATTTGTACGAGAGACACTGGAACAAACTATAAAAACAAATAAAGGTTATGACAATCAGATTAAGCAGAGAGTTTTTAGAAGAACAGTTGGCAAAACTAACTCCAACTTCCTACAATCCATATTATTGGCACAGGAGATACAAATCAAAAGAAGAGCTAAGTAACAAGTATCCGCTATACGAGAGGATAGCGCACGGAGACTTCGATCATTCTGAGTACTACTATCAAGCTGAATACGAGATGTATCTACTAGAAGATAAACTAAAGACTTGTAAAAACGTAGACGAAGAGCACGACGCTAGAGGTTTGTTTATGGAAAGGCGTAGAAAGTTGATAGCAGATTACGAGAAAGAAGAAGCTAAGCGAATGGATAAACTAAAGTCCTCTTTCGTTAAAACTTTTAAGATAAACAAAGATCTACTAGAATCTATTATGGAAAACTTTGAAGGGGATTTGTTAGATTTATACCAATACATAAAAACAAAAAAATATGAACAGTAACCCAAGTTCACCGAAACTGAACATCACAATAGACAAGACCACAGGTGTTGTTTGCGAAGAGTGTGGATGCAATGTATTCACAGAAGTGCTTATGCTAAGAAAGGCTTCCAAGTTTATAACAGGCACAGCGCAAGATGCATTGATCCCAATTCCAGTGTTTGCATGCGCAAAGTGCAAGCACATCAACAAAGATATGCTATCTCCCGATCTTAAAAACGTAGAGGAGTAAATTATGGGAGATTATAGAAGCGAAACAGGTTTTACGACTTTGAATGGCAACAATTCTAGAACAATACTAAAAACTGATTCTATAGTTGACTCTGTGATTGATTCTTTCGTAGATAGATCAAGGATAGGGAAAGAAAAGTACGGTACCGATTTAGATAGAAGCGACCTTAGTCTTTACGATTGGATAGAACACATGCAAATGGAATTGCAAGATGCAATACTGTACTTAGAAAAAATTAAAAAGGTTATAGGTGGAAAAAACTAAACTAGAAATTCACTTGTTATATGGAACTACGCATATTTATTATAAACAATATGCAAATTTATAAAACAACTAACTTAGTAAATTCAAAGATCTATATAGGAAAAGACGTTAAAGCTAGACCAAGTTATCTAGGATCTGGATTAGCACTAAAATCTGCTATTAAAAAGTATGGAGCTGAACTCTTTAAGAAAGAAGTGTTAGAGGATAACATAATTGATAAGTCTGTATTAGCTAGTAGAGAGAAGTATTGGATAGCTTATTATAATTCTAACAATCCGAATATAGGTTACAATCTAACAAAGGGCGGAGATGGAGGAGATGTTTGTATAGGTAGAGTTACTATAAATAAAGATAACGTGGAAAAGAAAGTGGCTAAAAGTGAATTAGAGTTTTATATAAATAATGGATGGAAGTTGGGATTAACAGAAGATCATAAATTAAATTGTAGTATTGGTCGCAAAGGCAAGGGTTTAGGAAAAGATAATGGAAATTATGGAAATCCCACAGGATTTAAAGGAAATGCTACATCTTTCAAACCAGGAGAATTACACCCGATGTATAATAAAAAACAAAGTATAGACACTATTAATAAAAAAATTGAAACTAAAAGAAAAAACGGCACTTTATCAAATAACGGTTCAGAAAAAAGAAAAAAACCTATATTACAATACGATTTAAGCCACAATTTTGTAAAAGAGTGGTCGGGAGTTAGAGAAGCGATGAATGCATATAATCAAGCTAGAGTAGGCGACGTAGCAAATGGAAATGCTAAAACTGCAGCTGGATATTATTGGAAATGGAAAAATTAAAGTTATGAGCAAAAAAAATGAATTAAAAATTAATCATGCGTATCAAAAATCAGTGAGTTATTCTCAGTACTCTATGTACGAATCTTGCCAGTATCAGTGGTATTTAGCTTATGTAAAGAAAAAGAAGATATTTAAACCAGGCATATTTCTATGTTTTGGTACTTCTTTTCACGAAACGTTACAGAATTACCTTGAAGTTATGTACAACAAATCCATAACTGCAGCTAACGAAATAGATCTGTCCGCTTACTTAGAAGACAGAATGATAGAGAACTATAAGAAAGATCTTGAAGACAGCAACAACAATCACTACACAACAAAAGAAGAGTTTTCAGAGTTTATTGCAGATGGTGTAACAACTTTGGAGTGGTTTAAGAAAAATAGAGCAAAATACTTTTCAAAGAAAGATACTGAGTTGGTAGGCATAGAAATCCCTGTCTTACAATCAGTTACAGAATACAGTCCAAACGTGCTAATTCAGGGTTACATAGACTTCATACTGTATCACAAGAACACAGATACTTACACGATATACGATATAAAAACATCTACTCGTGGATGGGGAGATAAGGAAAAGAAGGACGAAATAAAGCTTAGTCAAATTTTGTTATACAAGCACTTTTATTCCAAAGCGCTTAACATAGATCAAGACAAGATAGACGTAAAATTCTTTATAGTAAAAAGAAAGATATACGAAAACGTAGAGTTTCCCATACCTAGGATTCAAGAATTCGCTCCTGCTAACAAGACTAAGAAGGTTAAAGATGCTTACAATAGACTTGAAAACTTCATAAAGGAGTGCTTCACTCCAGAAGCCAAGTACAATACCGAGAGAATCTATAAAAAGAACCTATCTTCTTGTAAGTGGTGTCAATTCTCAAACAGTCCCGAACTTTGTAATAAAAAACATGAGGAATAAATGTATATTTCTATGTTTATGTATATTTATATAAAACAACAATGGAGAAGAAATTTTCAACAACAACAGTCAAACTACCTGATAAAATGTACCAGGACTACAAGATAATGTCAATAAGATCAACGATGAACTTCCAAGATCTTGTGCATAGATCTATGTTCTTGTATTTAACGGACTCTAACTTTAGACACAAAATACACCAAACGTACACAACTCACTACACGGGTAGCGATATGATGAATGCTATAACTAATCACATATAAACATTTTATGCTAGAAGGTTACATTGAAAAATCAAAAAGAAAAAAGATATTGTTGATGGGAGACGATCTTAGGATGCACTCCGGTATCGCAACAATGTCAAGAGAAATCGTGTTAGGTACCGCTCACAGATTCAATTGGGTAAATTTAGGTGCCGCAATCAACCATCCAGATTTTGGTAAAAGGCTGGATCTATCACAAGACACAAACAATGTTACAGGTTTGAGCGACAGTAGCGTTATGCTGTACCCGTCAAACGGTTACGGAACGCCAGAAGTAGTTAGACAACTTTTGGAGATAGAAAAACCAGACGCTATAATGCTTTTCACAGACCCGAGATATTGGATCTGGTTTTTTCAAATGGAAAGCGAGATAAGAAAGAAAATACCTGTAATTTACTACCACATATGGGACGATTATCCAGCGCCATTGTACAATTCTCCTTACTACGAATCTTGCGATTTACTCATGGGAATATCGAAGCAAAGTAAACTTATTAGCGAATTAGTGCTTGGAGATAAAATCAAAGGAAAAATATCCACTTACGTTCCTCACGGAATAAACGAAAAGTACTTTTACCCGATAAATGAATTCATGGTAGAAGACTATAAAAAATTGCAAGATGAAAAAAAGGCGATTTTTGGAGAAGACATTCCAGAGTTTGTTGTGTTTTACAACGCAAGAAACATCAGAAGAAAGTGTACATCTGATCTCATAGCAGCTTATTCTGTATTCTGTGATAAAATAGGAAAAGAAAAAGCAAAGAAGTGCGCTTTATTGTTACACACCCAAGCTATTGATGAAAACGGAACGAACTTAAACGCAGTAACAGAATTGCTCTGCGATCCTGAGTATCAAAAAGTAAAATTCGTACAACACTCGCTACCCACGGATGCCATCAACAGGCTTTATAACATGGCAGACGTTACGGCTCTAATTAGCTCTAACGAAGGTTGGGGACTATCTTTAACCGAATCGATGATGGCTGGCAGAATGATCATAGGCAACGTGACTGGAGGAATGCAAGATCAAATGAGGTTCGAAGATGAAAAAGGTAAATGGGTCAATCTAACCAAAGACTTTCCTTCAAACCACTACGGCAGATACAAAAAGTGCGGTAAATGGGCAGTACCAGTTTTTCCAACTAATTTAAGCCTTGTTGGATCGATACCAACTCCTTACATATTCGATGATAGATGTGATTTTAGAGACGTTGCTAAAGCTATAGAAGACATTTACAACATGTCACCTGAAGAGAGACAAGAGCGCGGGCTGGCAGGAAGGGATTGGGTTACTTCAGAAGAGTCAATGATGAGCTCAAAAAACATGTGCAATAACGTTATATTTTCTATAGAAACAACATTCAAGAGTTGGAAACCAAAGAGCAAATTTGAACTCATAAAGATAGAAAAATTACCAAGAAAACAAATAAAACACAAACTAGTATACTAAATATGAAACCGTTATGCGTAATAAGCGCTCCAATAGACACTGCTAGTGGATACGGAGCCAGAGCCAGAGATTTTGTTAAAGCTCTATATGAATTGAAAAAAGATCAGTGGGAAATAAGATTGCTCTCACAGAGATGGGGTTCAACTGCTTGGGGATACATACAAGAACACGAATCAACGTGGGGTTTTTTAAACAATCTTATGTTGCCAAACAACCAACTCACAAGACAACCCGATTACTGGTTTCAGATTACTGTACCTAACGAATTTCAAAGAGTTGGAAAGCTAATGAATGTCGGATTGACAGCTGGAATAGAAACAACAATATGTCATCCGTCTTGGGTAGACGGGGTTAATAGAATGGACTTAACTCTAGTGTCTTCTGAGCACGCCAAAAACGTTTTTAAAAACTCACAATTCGAAGAGAGAGATCAACAGAACAATCTGAAGAGGAAGATATCCTTGGAAAAACCAGTAGAGGTGCTCTTCGAGGGACTTGACTTGAGTAGGTTTTTCTATATCGATGATAAAGACATACCTAAAACAGAAATAGCAGAATCTTTAAAACAAATTAACGAAGAATTTAATTACCTATTTGTTGGCCACTGGTTGCACGGAGATAACGGAGAAGACAGAAAGAACATCTCAGGATTGATAAGGTTGTTTTTAGAAACATTCAAGAACAAGAAGAAACGTCCTGGTTTGATTCTAAAAACCACAAAGGTAGCTAACAGCGTGATGGACAGAGATGAAATCTTGGAAAAAATAGAGAGCATAAGAAACTCTATCAATTCGAACGATTTACCGAACATATATCTACTTCATGGAGATCTTAATGAAGAGGATATGAACATAGTTTACAACCACCCGAAAGTGAAAGCTATGGTGTATTTTGGACACGGCGAAGGTTTTGGTAGACCACTACTAGAGTTTTCGATATCTAAGAAACCCATTATAGCATCGGGCTGGTCGGGCCATCTAGATTTTCTTAACAACGAGTATTGCGTTCTAATACCGGGAGAATTAAAAAACATTCATCCATCTGCGGTAGTAGAAAACATATTGATACCAGAATCCCAGTGGTTTAAAGTGGATGAAAAAGTTGCAAAAAAGTCTATGGAACAAGTCTACGAGAATTATAGCAAAGTAGTTTCTGAAAAATCCAGCAGACAATCCTATTACGTAAAGAGCAATTTTTCTTTTGAAAAAATGACTGAGAAACTTATGAACTACGTGGATGCTTTTCCAAAACCGGTAGAAGTAAAGCTTCCTACTCTCAAGAAAATTGAATTACCTTCTTTAAAAAAAATAGGATAACATGAAAGACAAACACTTTGTAATATGGTTGAAGGGTTTCGTAACAGCTTGTCACAGTCATTTACCAACCCCTGCTCAGTGGGATCAATTGGTAGAAAAACTAAACACTGTTAAGAGCGAGGGCGATAAACAAACACAAGATGATTGTTTGGCTCCAACTCTGGCTTCTTACTACTACTCGACAAACACCAATCAAATAGCAAAAAGTAAAAAGATATTACATGACTAAACAAAAAACAGATTCATTGATTGATTGCCCGTTATGCAAAGAAAAATTCGCTTGTTATTCCATAAAGATGAATGAGAATAAAAACACCTACCTTTGCTTGGGGTGTGGCTACCAATCAAACGATCTCATGAAACAGGGAGATTTTGACGAAGAGCAATACGAACAAGAAATGCCTGAGTTGTATAAAGACTTAAAGAGATTGGACGAAGAAAACAGGGTTTGGTATCCGTCTGTGGTGAATATTCAAGAAAAGGGCACAGTATTTGTTAATGGCACTTGTAAAGAAGACGCTAGATGGTCGGCGATAAAGAGCGTTGAATTGACAGAAGAAGAAAAACAAAAACCCATGTTCAAGGATAAAACTCACAAATCAGACTCATCAACTCTAAAGGACTTTGGATCAGATTATCTGAGCTGTCTAGAATATATTGGGATAGATGTGTAAAATTATAATATGGCAACAATATCTTACGCGATTCCTGTTTGTAACGAACACGAAGAATTAGATAAACTACTGACTCTTTTAATTAAGTGTAAAAGAAAAGAAGACGACATAGTTATACAGTGCGATCAAGGAAATACAACAAAACAGGTGTATGAAGTTATATCAAAACACAGTGATCACGTAAAAGTTGTGGAGTTTCCTCTTAAAGGAGATTTCGCAAGTTTTAAGAACAATCTAAAAAAACATTGTGTAGCAGATTGGATATTTCAAATAGACGCAGACGAACTACTGCACGAAGTATTTCTAGAAAATTTGCCTGAAATACTGGAAAATAATCCTGAAGTACAACTGTTTTGTCTTCCAAGAATTAACACCGTTGAAGGATTGACTCAAGACCACATAAACAAATGGGGATGGAGCGTTAACGAGAAAGGTTGGGTTAATTTCCCAGATGTTCAAACTAGAATAATCCAAAATTCTCCAAAAATACAGTGGGTTGGTAAAGTACACGAAGTGATATATGGGCACAGTTCACAAGCAGTTTTACCAATTGAAGAGGCGTACTGTATACTACATCACAAACACATTCGTAGACAAGAAATTCAAAATACGTTGTACTCAATGATATGAAAAAAGCTTCAATAACTAGAGTATAATAAAATAAAAAAACATAGTTATGGTAAATCAAGAAACATACCAAGATCAAGAGAGAGTTTATACAGAGATAAGACAAAGATACTGTTTGCACAATTGGGTATTTCACTACAACCCGTTTACAGAATTATGGAACGCGATACACCGTGATAGATATGTTGATTATTGGTATAATACAAATTCAAATTACGTACTAAAAAGCACCCAAATATACACACTAGTAGATTTGATTTTAAAGATTGAAAACAATAAATTAAATTTAGAAGACATAAAATAATCGCATAATGGTTACAGAAAAACAGATACTCGAACTTGTGGAAGAGTACATAAAACAAAAACACGGCCAAAAGTCTTGGAAAGCAGGAGAAGATTGGGTGCAGTACGCAGGTCCGTATTTTGATTCCGAAGAATACGTTGCAGCAGTAAAAACCCTTCTTGGAGAATGGTTGGTTTTGGGAGCGGAAGCGATAAAATTTGAACGTAAATTCCCAAAGAAGTTTGATAAAAGTTACGGTCTATTGACTAATAGCGGTTCAAGCGCTAATCTTCTTATGATGTTAGCGATGACTTCTAAAAGATACAAGAACTTTCCGAAAGGCACAAAAGTAATTACGCCTATCGCAGGCTTTCCGACAACAATCAATCCAATACTTCAAGTTGGATTTACACCAGTTTTCGTTGATATAGAGTTAGAGACACTTAATTTAGACCTTGATCAGGTGGAGCAAGCTTGCATAAACAATCCTGATGCAAAGATAATAACTTTCGCTCACGTGTTAGGTAATCCTCCAAACATGAATAGGCTGATGGAGATTGTTAAGAAGTACAATCTAATACTGCTAGAAGACTGTTGCGATGCTTTAGGTTCCACTTACGAAGGCAAAGCTTTAGGTTCGTTTGGAGAAATGGCAAGTTGTTCGTTTTATCCTGCACACCATATCACAATGGGAGAGGGAGGTTTCGTAGCAATGAACGATCCACAGTTGGAGAGAATAGTGAGGAGCTTTAGAGAATGGGGAAGAGGTTGTTACTGCGTTGGAAAACAGAACTTACTTGAAAAGGGATCATGTGGTTGTAGGTTTAACAACTGGGTACCCAGCATACCAGACGAATTATTCGACCACAAGTACGTTTACGAAGAGATTGGTTATAACCTAAAACCTATAGAACTTCAAGCTGCAATAGGGCTGGTGCAAATGAATAAATTGGAAGAGATAGGGCAGAAGAGAAAAGAAAACTATAAAAATCTGTTTAAAGCATTTGAGAAGTACAAGCAATATTTTCACTTACACGAAGCTCAACAAGGTGCAGACGTAGATTGGTTTGCTTTTCCTGTCACAGTAAAAGACGGAGCTCCATTCAAAAGATCAGACATTTGTAAGTTCTTTGAGTCAAATAAAGTGCAAACAAGACCGTACTTCGCTGGAAACGTTATGCTGCAACCAGCTTACGAAGGAATTATGGATCCAAAAGAGGTCATAGAAAAATACCCTGTAGCAAGAAAAGTTACGACAGACACTTTTTTCTTAGGTACTTCACCAGTAATTAACAAAGAGAAAGTAGATTACATAGAATCTGTATTAGATAAATTTATAGAACAGTTATGAAAATTTGTTTTTTGACGGAGATGGGTTTAGAAGGCAAAGTTCCAAGCAATCACACAAACATGAGGACAGAATTCGCTTGGATGTTTGCACTTGATGCTGATCACAGACACATAAGAAATTATCATAATGTTGTAGGATACGATCATGTTTTTATTATATTCCCAAAAGGCGAAGTGTATCTTAACGCTGTAGGTGGAAAGTTAGTAGATAAGAAAAATCCGGTTAGCGATTTACTACATTCAGACTTCATAGAAGTATTAAAAAGCAACAACAAAAAGGTTCACTACGTTCAAGAAGGCCCGCACTGGTTATATAACGACTATGAATTAGCGGATCAAATACAGTTTTATAACATGCTCTCTGGATGCGATTCTATATTCTCACACAACGAATCAGATGTACAGTACTATAGAGGCTTGCTTCCAACGAAACGAGTGCATGTGATGCCGACTTTAATGATAGAAAGCGTAATATCAAAAATACAGCAGAAGACAGAGGATAAGACGATAATCGGGGGAAACTTTGCTAGATGGTACGGAGGATTTGAAAGTTATATAGTAGCTCAAGAGTTTGAAGTGCCTATTTGGGGACAAACGTCCCATGCAACCAGAGACGGAGAGAGCCAATTAGTAAATTTACTCCCAAGAGTGATGTGGACTGACTGGATGATGCAGCTAAGTTCTTTCAAATATGCAGTACATTTGATGCCCACAGCTGCAGCAGGTACGTTTGGGTTAAACTGTGCGTACTTTGGCATACCGTGCATAGGAAACGAAGACGTAGATACACAGAGGTTGTGCCACCCCGATCTAGCAGTAAACGTCAAAGATATGAAAAAAGCCAGATCTTTGGCAAATAAGTTGAAGCAAGACGAGGGATTCTATGAACACTGTTCTAATTTAGCTATAACTAACTGCGAAAGATACTATAGTTTAAAACATTTTAACAACACACTTAAAAATATATTACATGAACAATAAACATGTGTTAGTAATTACCGGTTGCGATGAAGCCATGCATTCAGTGCTAGATCTTACTATACCTTCAAAATTAAGATACACTCAAAAACATGGATACGACTTTAATGTGCTGAGATCTTTTAGATCATTTCCGCACATAGGTGTAGATGCTAAAAACCCTATCGGTTTAGGATTTGCTCGTACCATACATGTATTTCAAATGTTAGAGCACTACGATGTTGTTATGTGGATAGATGGAGACTCTGTTATCACGAACGATAATTTTACAATAGATGATTTTATAAATGATCAACATACGATATATTTTTCTTACGATTGGCCTGTTGCTATGGACGGTAGTACTGGCCACGTTGGATTTAGTGGTGGTAATTTTATAATAAAATCCACAGAACACGTTGAAGAATTATATAGTACATTTATAGAATATAGTAAACATTTCTTAAACGATCACGGAGCAGACCAAACGTGTTTAAACGTAATACACAATAACACACCACTTAGAAAGCACTACGGATTGTTAGAACACAAATACTTAAACGCAGTGCCTGAGTTTATAACAAGAACTAGCGTGTGGCAAGCAGATCCAAATAGAACTGGTCCAAATAGGCGTTTTAGTATACCTTCTCCGTGGAATAAAGATTGTTTTCTTGCCCACTTAACCGGATGTAATACGGCTGACAGAATAGATTTACTACAAAACGAGTTCAAAGATTATTTGTAATATGAAACAAAATAAGTTCAAAATAATAATCGCGTCTTATAACAATGAAGATTGGGCATATTACAATATAGTTAGTGTGCTCAATCAAACTTATAAAAATTTTAATGTAGTTTATGTTGATGACTGTTCTACAGATAATACCAATTCAATAGTATCTGATCTTATAAAAAATGATAATAGATTTAATCTTATAAGAAACAAAACAAATCTTGGAGCCGATGGAGGAGCAATATATAACTATATTAGATTTTACGAATCGCTAGAAGACGAAGAGATATGTGTATCTATGTGCGGAGATGATTGGCTGATAGATGAAAATGTATTAGAGAATCTAAATAACTACTACAACAAGTACGATGTTTGGATGACATACGGAGAATTCTATGTTTACGATGGGTCAGAGGATGTTTTAAAAGCCAATCCACAAAATACCCCATATCCAGACTTTGTGCATCAATATAAGCTATATAGAAAAGACATATGGAGAGCAAGTCATTTATTAACTTTTAGGGGATTTTTAGCAAAAAAGATAGATCTTAATGATATAAAATCAAGATACAATAACAAGTGGTTTTATCATGCACCTGACTTAGCTGTTGCTTATCCGTGTTTAGAAATGTGTCCAAAAGAAAAGATAGGTGTTGTTGATTTTCCAACATATGTTTGGAATTCAAGCGAGCAGTGTCAAGTAAGAACTAGGCACAGAGAGTCTGAAGACAACATGAAATATGAAATCGAAATTAGAAACAAAAAACACTACAAGGAGGGTTTAACTGGAGAAAAATTACCTCAGATAAACGCTATTGGTGGAAGTAGAGAAAACAACGATATACCAAAAGATTTTACTTATGTGTATAATATGCGTGATGGAGAATTTGATGCTGTCATAATACCTGATATGGAGATCATTAGATACATTGAAGGGCAAATATGCATAGACAAGAAGTGTCCAGTGATAGCTGATATACACGAACCTCCTTATTTGTTTGAGCAACAGAGAGTTTACGATACTGTATACAAAAACTATAAGATGTTTGATCGTATACTCACTTACGATGAAAGACTACTAACACTACCAAACGCAGTATTCAGAAACGGAGGGTACGAATGTGTATTAAATAAAAGCGTACACACTGAAGAATATCCGACATTATCAGACGCCAGTCTATATTCAATATATGATAAAAGTAAAAGCGTATCTATAATAAGTTCGAACAAAACATTTACGGATGGCCACAGATACCGCGTATCTTGCGTAGAATTAATAAGGCGTAACGATCAGAGTGTGGACATTTATGGAATGGGTTATAACCCAATAAATGGAAAATTGATCGGTTTAAAAGATTATAAGTATTCTATCGCTATAGAAAACGGTGTATATAAAAACTATTTTACTGAAAAAATATTGGATTGCTTTTTAACAGGCACTATTCCAATCTATAGGGGATGTACAAACATTTTAGATTTTTTTAATCAAAAAGGAATAATTACTTTTGATACCCATGAAGAGCTTTTAGAAGTATTAAAAACAATAAGAAATGGTGGTTATGATATAGACAAGACAATTATAGAGGAGAACTACGAATTGGCTTTGAAGTATCGATACGACAATGATAAGATATTTAATAAATACATAAAAGATTTAATATGAAAAAAATAGTATACGTTACAGGTTGTCTAGGTTTTATAGGATCTTACGTAACAAGGAAATGTTTAGAACTCGGTTGGTATGTTAAAGGAGTTGATAAGATAACTTACGCGGCTAATAAAGATTTGCTTACTGAGTTTAAGAAAAATAAGAACTTTTCGTTTGTACACTGCGATATAAACGAATTGACTTTTCTTTACGATTGCGATTATGTGATAAACACGGCTGCCGAAACACACGTAGGTAATTCTATAATGAGTAGTTTAGAATTTGTAAAATCAAATATAGATGGCGTACACAATTTACTTGAGTTAATAAAAAACTATAGAAGCGAAAATGGCAAAAAACCAGCGTTGATACATTTTAGCACAGACGAAGTTTATGGAGATATAGAAAGCGGAGATCATTACGAAACAGACACGCTAAAACCTAGTAACCCATACTCAGCTACAAAAGCGGCCGCAGACATGCTCGTTATGGCTTGGGGAAGAACTCACAATATCCCATACATGATTGTTAGACCTACAAATAATTACGGAATGGGTCAATATGTTGAGAAACTCATACCAAAAGCAATAAAGTTTTTGAATATAGGTAGGAAAATACCTTTACACAATAACGGAGAACCCTATAGAAACTGGTTACACGCAGAAGATACTGCTACTGCAGTAATTACATTAATCGAAAAAGGAAAAATAGGAGAGATATACAACGTAGCTGGTGGATTTGAACAACAGAATATAGATACTATAAAAAAGATAATTACAGAGTACGTAGAAATAGCAAACTGGCAAGACTTTTACGACATAGAACATTACGTAGATTTCTCTTGCGACAGACCTGGTCAAGACGTACGCTACGCATTGAACGATGATAAACTAAGATCTTTAGGTTGGTCACCAAAAAAACAGTTTGATGCAGAATTAAAACATATTGTAAATTATTATAAGAACAAATTTGTATGGTAAAAGTTAGTGATTTAGTGGCAGAGTTTCTGGTAGAAAAGAAAATACAGGTTGCTTTTGGAATAATAGGATCTGCAAATTCACACATATTTGATTCAATATCGGATAAAGGTTACACAAAAGTAGTGTACGTTCACCATGAGCAAGCAGCAGTGATGGCAGCGGGGTCTTACTATAGGGCCACTGGAAAAATATCTGCGGCTATAGTTACTGCTGGAGCCGGATCAGCAAACGCGATAACCGGAGTCATTAGTAATTGGGCTGATTCTATACCGTGTTTAGTAATATCAGGACAAGAATCCACAAAATATATAAAAGAGCATGCCAACTTAAGGATGATTGGAACTCAAGGTTTTGATGTAGTTGAGATGGTTAAACGCGTTACAAAGTATGCTAAGACTGTTATAGATAAGAATGAAATAGTCAAGTGTCTTAACGAAGCATGTAGTTTTGCGCTTAGTGATAGACACGGTCCTTCATGGATAGATGTTCCTTTTGATATACAAAGTGCATTTGTAAATAAAGAAGAACTTGAAGTGTTTGAAGAACCCAAATCAGATCTTACAGCTGTAAGCGTTAAAGAATTACTAGATTTGTTAAAAACCTCAAAAAGACCAGTAATATTAGGAGGATACGGCATAAAGGCGTCAAATAGTCAAAAAGAATTCGATAGTCTAGTAAGATCATACAAAATACCCGTCTTACTATCTTGGTCAGCTATAGACGTACTATCCCACGATCACCCGTATAACTTCGGAACTTCTGGACTTTACGGACAGAGGCGAGCTAACTTCATATTACAGAATTGTGATCTATTGATAGTGCTTGGTAGTAGATTGGCTTTACCTCAAACGGGATACAACATAGATAACTTTGCACCAAACGCAAAAATTATTATGGTTAACAACGACCGAAATGAATTAGATAAGTACGCAAATAGATACGAC